TCACATCCAGACCACCATCATACTTGACGCAATATTATCGTTTAGTAAGGTATGGGATAAAGAAATTAACGAAAAGGTTGTATGGCCTAAAATCTCACATACGCTTGCCAAAATGAAACCATTTGTGTTATATAATCAAACACAGGCAAAATTGATTATGAAAGATGTATTTGTATGACAATAGAACCTATTAAAGAAAAGTTGGACGATAAGATATCAAAGTTAAATAGCACAAGAGTAATAAAAAAGATAACACCAAGATATGACCTATCGTGGTATATAAAATGGACTGCTAGTGTATTTTTGATGATTGCAGTTTGTGTTAGAGCTTCTGACTTCAATCATATGTTTGATTTATATTTTAGTTTTATAGGTACAATAGGTTGGTTGATTGTAGGTTTTTTATGGCATGATAGAGCATTGATATTTTTAAATGCAATTTTATCAACAGTATTATTAATTGGCATATTAACAGAATTAACAAAGTGTGCTAGTTGTATGATACCGTTATGATAAAATATTTTGATGAAGAATGGCCAAAAGAAGAAGAGATATTAAATATTGGACTAAAAATGTCCAAACAAAATAAAGCAGACAGAAAAAAAATGAAAAGAGTATTTTGTATTGGCAATGGTGAAAGCAGACAAGGCTTTGACCTAGAAAAATTAAGACAACATGGTACGATATATGGTTGCAATGCTATATACAGAGATTTTATGCCAGATGTATTAACTGCTGTAGACCATGGTATTATGCATGAAATTTATCATGCTGGTATAGCACAAAAGATACCTTGTTATTTTAGAGATTGGACTAAAGTACCTGCTATGACTTATGAATCAATGTTATATGCTGGTGCAGATAAATTAGAGGCAGATGAACATTTAAAATATGTTTTAAAGTCAAATGAAAAAGGCGATAGTAAAGAATATGTAATGCATGGTTCTAATATTCAAGGCATAGTAAATATGATAAAAAGAGAACCAGATAAATTTAAAAAAGACATTATGTATTTGGAAAAGAAAGAAATTAATCATGCAACAATTAAAGTATCTTGGATAAAAGAACCTGATTATTCTGTATCATTGACCGATATAATGACAGAGAAAGATAAACCAAGAGACCATGGTTGGGCTTGTGGTGCAAGTGCAGGTTATGTAGCAATTCATAGAGAACAACCAGATGAAGTATATTTGATAGGTCACGACTTACATAGTGCAACAGACAAGGTCAATAATTTATACAAAGGTACAAAACATTATGTAGCACCAGAGAACGGTCCTACGCCTGGTATAAACTGGATAAACCAATGGTATACATTGGCAGATTGGAACCCTAATACAAAATTTATCAAAATTAACAGATATAATGACGGCCGTGATAAAGTAAATGGTCCGATAGATGAGTGGAAAGAACGAAAAAATATTACATATGCTGATTATTCCACGCTTGACAACCTAGCTTAAATGGTGTATATTAGTAAACAATATGCGTAAAGTAATCTTATTTGCAAGTAATTTTATCTGTCTGGCTGAACATAGTTTAAGTGGACTAAAGGCATGGACAAGGAGGGTTATGGCCGAATGGCTGAAGACACCTTGTTTAGTTTCAAGTAGGGACCTATCTCTTATCAGATTGGACACTTCCTGGAAAATTGTGGGTAATCCAACAATCCCACGACAGACGCATATTTTTAATAAAGAGGAAATATAAAATGAATAAATGGGATATACAAGACTGGAAAATAAAACCACACACTTTTAAATTTAGAGAAGGTGATACAGACGAAATAGGTGGTTGTAGTTTTATCGGTGGTACATGGCAAGATAGAACAACAGATGAATTATTTAAAGGCAAAAGAATAGTAATGTTTAGTTTGCCAGGTGCATTTACACCGACATGTACAGGTGAAGAATTACCAAGTTATGAAAGAAACTATCAAAAGTTTAAAGATAACGGTATAGATGATGTGTATTGTATATCTGTAAATGACGCATTTGTAATGAATGCTTGGGCAAGAGATTTAAAAATTAAAGATGTTAAGATGATACCAGACGGCTGTGGAACATTTACTAGTAATATGGGAATGTTAGTTGCTAAACCAGCACAAGGTTTTGGTATGAGGTCTTGGCGTTATGCAGTAATTATCAATGATGGCAAAGTAGAAGCCATGTTTGAAGAACCAGGTTTCAACAACTTTTCAGATGATGATGACCCTTACGAGGTATCAACACCAGAAAATGTGATGAAATATTTAAATGAGTATGAACAACTTGTATAAATACTATATGAAGGCGATAATACAGCCTACACAAAGACAACGAATATTTAAAATATAGGAGAATAAATATGGACTTTGAATCGTTAAAAAGCTCGTCAAGTAATTTTGACGCAATAACAAAAGCTCTGGAAACAAAACTTTCACCAGAGGACCAATCAAACAAAAACAAATATCAAGACGACAGACTTTGGAAACCAGAGTTAGATAAAACTGGTAATGGCTATGCTGTTATTAGATTTTTACCAGCAGCTAATGGCGAAGAAATGCCATGGCAAAGAGTATGGTCACATGCCTTTCAAGACAAAGGTGGTTGGTATATTGAGAACTCACTTACAACTTTAAATCATAAAGACCCGGTGAGTGAAGAGAACACTAGATTGTGGAATACTGGTGTTGATAGTGATAAAGAAATTGCTAGAAAGAGAAAAAGAAAATTATCTTACTATGCAAATATCTTTGTTGTATCAGACCCTAAACATCCAGAGAATGAAGGCCAAGTTAAATTGTTTAAGTTTGGTAAAAAAATCTTTGATAAGATTACCGAAGCAATGCAACCAGCTTTTGAAGATGAAAAGCCTATCAACCCATTTGACTTTTGGAAAGGTGCAAACTTTAAACTAAAAATCAGAAAAGTTGATGGTTATTGGAACTATGACAAGTCCGAATTTGAGGGCGTATCGCAAATGAAAGAGTCGGATGGCGACATCAAAGCGATATGGGAGAAACAGTACCCTCTAAAACCGTTTGTTGACCTTAGTAATTTTAAGACCTATGATGAACTCAAAGAGAAACTGAATAGGGTAATTACAGGAAAGCAAACTACGACTACAGTAGATGAAGTAGACCTCCCACCACAACAATCTACAAGTAGCGTAGAAATGCCAATGGTAAACGAATCTAAGCCTGCTAGTGATGAGGATGATACCCTCGATTACTTTAGTAAATTAGCAGACGAAGATTAATCCTTTCTCTCTCTTACCTAACGCATTGACCCGAAGCGAGAAATCGCTTCGGGTTTTCTTATAAATAGTGGTATGGCAATTGATATATTTGAACCACTAAAAGACTTACAAGGTAACAAGCTCAAAGGTGCAAGTTGGTACCGTAATGCTGTATCTTTAATTACAGACAGGTCATCACCTGCTGATTTAATGTCTAGTGGTAAATTATTAGGCAGACCAAGTGGTGGTCGTATGAGCATGTTCTTTTATGACCCTAAAACTAAAAATAGATTACCATATTACGACACTTTTCCTCTAGTATTGCCTTTAGAAACTGCCAGAGGTGGTTTTATTGGTTTAAATTTTCATTATCTACCTTACGGTGCTAGATTTGCATTTTTACAGACATTACAATCATATGCTAGTAATAAAAAGTTTGACCAATCAACTAAAATTCAAGCCTCATATAGCTCAATAAAGAATAATAAATATACCAAAGTGGCTATAAAGAGATATCTGTACTCACAAGTCAGGTCTAACTTTTTAAGAATAAATGTAGATGAAATGGCATTAGCAGCCTATTTACCAGTTGCTCAGTTTACAGGTAGAACAATTGGTGGTGTATTTGCAGCCGCTAGAAAGAACTTTTAATATGGATAGAGATAGAACAAAACAATTAACTGAACATACTAACAAAGTTAATAAACAAAGGAAAGAACTAGAACTTTCTAAAAATTTAAGAAAAGAAGTAGAGATTGGTGCTACAGGCACACAACGATATAGAATTAAAAACGGACCAAATAAAGGTAAAATACTATAATGGCAATTTTAAGAGGTGGCAGACGAATAGGTAACTTTGATATCAGACTAGGTCTTCCTAGAGACAAGTCTTTAGCTGATGTTGCAGGTGACCCTAGGTTAAAAAGACGACCAGGTGGTTCAGGTCAAATACAAAGGTTTCAATCACAAATAAATCAAGGTGAAGGCTTTGCAACACCAAATAGATATTTAATTGTCATACATCCACCACAAAAATTGCAATTATCAACAGGTGGACCACCATCTCAATTAGGCAGAAATGATGATGTTAATGAATTAAAGAGCTCTCAAATAAGAGAGAATGTTGGTTTGATGTGTAATGCAGTAACATTACCTACTAGAGATATTAATACAGCAGACCATAGAATGTATGGACCAGGCAGAAAAATGCCTTACGCATATTCATTTAACGGTACAATTGAATGTTCTTTTTATGGTGATAAGTTTTTAAGACAAAGATTATTCTTTGAAAACTGGCAAAAAGGTATAATGAATATAAACAGCCATAACATGAGATATTATGATGATTATGTTGGCAGTATAGATATATTTACATTAGGTCAGTTTGACGCAGGTAGAGAAGATGAAGCTAGAGTAACATATGGTGTAAGATTATATGAATGTTATCCACAAACAATTGGTTCTATAGAGTATGCATACGGTAATAATGACCAAGTAACTGTTGTGCCTATAACATTAAACTTTAGAACATGGAAAAATTTAACCATTGACCAGGTCAATGGTGCAACTGTAGGCCAAGCAATTGGTGATGTGCCTACGATAAAAGCAAGTAAAGATTTTGGTTTGTTTGGTGGTATACTAAATAAACTGCCTGCTGAATTTAAAAGAGCAGGTAGAGATATACTATCAACGGCAAAAAGAAATCTACCGATTGGTAGAGTTACTGGTGGTAGATTATTTCCACCATTTGGTTAATACATTAAGAAGGAGATAATATTATGGCATTGCCTATATTAGATACAGCGAAATATGAATTGACATTACCATCAAGTGATGTACAAGTACAGTATAGACCTTTTCTTGTAAAAGAAGAAAAGATTTTATTGATGGCTATGGAATCTGAAAACGCCGCTGAAATTACAAAAGCGTTAAAAGAAATTGTACACACATGTACATTTGGTACTATCAATGTTGATATGTTACCTACATTTGATTTGGAATATATTTTTTTAAATGTAAGAGCTAAGTCAGTTGGTGAAGTTGCAAAACTTAAACTATTGTGTCCAGATGATAAAAAAACTTATGCAAATGTTGATTTAGATTTATCTAAAGTTGAGGTACAAGTTGATGACAAACATAGCAATGAGATACAGATTAACGATAAAATAAAAATGGTTATGAAGTATCCTACAATCAACAGTTTTGATCCAACAATTGACGCTACTAAATTAAAAACTGAGCAACTATTTGATATAATTGCTGATACTGTATATGAAATTTATGAGGGTGAAACCGTACATAAGGGTAGTGATTATACAAAAGAAGAGATGAAGAAGTTTATTGAGTCATTAACAAGTGACCATTTTGCTAAAATTCAACAATTCTTTAACACTATGCCAAGGTTACAACATGAATTAGAAGTTGAAAACCCTATAACAAAAGTGAAAAGTAAAGTAGTTTTGAGTGGGCTACAAAGTTTTTTCGTATCGCCCTCTCACACGACAACCTAGAAAATTTATTCCAGGTTAACTTTGCTTTAATGCAACATCATAAATATTCTTTAACAGAGTTAGAGAATATGGTACCGTGGGAGAGGGAAATTTATGTGGATTTACTTGTTGCCCACATAAAAGAAGAAAAAGAAAAACAAAGAGAACGAGAGAGAAAAAAATAATGGCTGAAGAAATAAAAGATGTAAAAGTCGCAACACCAAAACAAAAGGTGGTTGTAGATTTAGAAGTAGATACTTCTATCAAAGACCTTGGTGTAAATCCATATGCTAAATTAATACATATGGCAAGAGCTGTTGACGCTTGGAGAATATTTCCAAGACTATTCTTAACAGTTTACATTATTCTATTATACAAATGTGTAATATGGTATATGAACTTAGGTGCTCCAACTATGGAACAGAGTGGGTTAATCAGTATCGTTGTTGGTGCTGGCGCTGCCTGGTTTGGTCTATACACAGGTACAAGTAAGAGTAAAAAATAATGGCAATAAGAGATTCAATCGTAGGTGCAGTACAATCAGGTCAAATGGCCGTAGGCTCTGCCTTAACAGGTGGTGGCGCTGCTATTGCAGGTAGTGGTAGTGGTGCAGTACCATTATTAGAAGACTTACGAGGTATCTCCAAAGAAAATGAAGGCAATACAGAAAGACTTACAAATGTATTAAAAGAAATGTTTGCCTTTGATAAGACAAGATTTCAAAGAGATAGAGACCAACAAAGAGAAGAAGCAAAAGAGGCCTTAGCTGCGCCTACAGGCGGTGGAGGTGGTGGTGGTCTACCATCTATGGAAGAAATGACAGGTGGTTTTGGTGCAAAAGGTATAGCCGCTATCGCTGCCTTGGCTTTCTTTGCAAAAGGTATGGGTGTAAATACAGACATACTAAAATTACCACAACAATTAAAATCTATTAAATCAATGGCTACCTTTGCAAAAGGCATTGGTACAATAGGCACATTAGGTTTTGGTCCTAGAATTGTAAAAGATATTAAATTAGTATTAGACCAATTTGGTGGTAACTTTATGAAAATGTTTACAAAAAATATAGGCAATCCACTAAACGCAAGATTTGTAAAAATAGCAGATGATATAAAGGCAGGTCCTCTAGGTGGTATAGCAAAGAGT